TGACGGCAACACCGTGAACTTCTACACCTCTACCGACAAGAGCGGCACTGCTGCTTTCTCCGTTGACTTCCCCTCTGAGCTGTTCCTCGACCAGACCAAGACCACCTTCGTGGCCAAGTTCAAGTTCGATGCTGCGACCTACCCCGGCGCTACCGACCCCAAGCTGGACGGCAAGCCCGTCATGGTGCTGGCCGTCAAGGGCGAGAATCCTGACTCCTGCACCTACTCTTTCCTGAGCATGGCTGCGCTGGTGGATACCTACAAGGCTAAGGCCGTCGGCAAGGATGCTTCCACCACCGTTACCATCGCTGGCTATGAGGTGGATGTCAAGGTCAATGTTTCCGCTGCTGCGGGCAACGCTCTGACCCTGAAGGACGATGGTCTGTATGTTCCCACCCCTGAGGAAGTGGACATCTCCGGCAAGGCCGATAAGGTCACTGGTGCCACCACCGGCAACTTTGCTGCGCTGGATGGCGAGGGCAATCTGACCGACAGCGGCAAGAAGCCCGCAGACTTCGTGGGCGCCGAGGCTGGCAAGCGCCTGATGAGCGATGCCAAGGGCGAAAAGCTGGCCGGTGTCTCTGAGGGCGCAACCAAGACTGCCGCCAGCTCCACCAACGGCAATGTGAACATCGACGGCAAGGAAGTCGTCGTGTACACCGAGCCGGAGAATGTTCTGCACGACGAGGACGTGGAGGACTTCTCCGCAGAGGAGATCGCCGCTCTGCTGGCTGACGCTGACTAAGACATGAGGAGGTAAGCTCTATGGCAAAAGCGAAGGTCAAAACGCTTTTGGGCACAGGGCTTGCCGCGCTTTGCAGCCACATCAAGCAGTGCAACACCGCACTCGGAGACCTTTCCGAAGCAACGGCAAACGGATTCGATGAAACCGATGACATCCTGCACGAAAAGCAGGATGTCACGGCTGCGGTGTCTTTTACGATTCCGGTCGATGGCTGGGGCGAGGATGATTCCTCCCCCGGCTATTTTTATTGTGACATCCCCATTGCGGGCCTGTTGGCTACCGACATTGTGGATGTTACGGTACTGCCGGGATTTTACGATGTGGCGGGTGCGGTGGGCTTTATTGCGACCGAAAGCCTCGAAGGAAAGCTGTGGCTGAGGGCCGCCAAAGCTCCGACCGAGAAAATTTCTGCACAGTATCACATTACAAGCACCGTGAAATACACGGATGCACAGGAAGGGGGAACCTAAATGGCATACGGTTCTTTTAACGCAGGCCCCGGCAAGGCGCCGGATGAAGATGTTGTCCGCACTGACCAGATCGGCATTCCGGGCGGCATTGCCACGCTGGATGCAGACGGCCACCTGACCGAGAGCCAGCGGTGGGAAGTGGACGGCTACAAAAAGGCCGAGACCGACCAGCGCATCAGCGCAGCCGTGGACGCTCACAACGGTGCGGAGAACGCCCACAGCGACATCCGTGCCAGTGTGGCAGCTATGAACGCCAGCATCAAGGCCATTGAGCTGAAGTTCGGCACGAACGTCACGAAAAACCCGTTTTCTGCCACGTTCGGCAGTCTGGACGGCCTGACCGTGACCGGCGCGTGGAATGCCGAGCAGGCAAGGGTGGAGTTCTGACGATGGCTGAAACATTCAAGGTCGGCGCGAATGCGCGGGAGCTGCTGCGGTACACCCAGAGGGCAACCCGCATTGTCACCGACGACATCAGCCGGAGCGATGCCCGGAAGATCATCCAGAAAGTCGCGGCGCTCGAAGATGTGCGCGACATCCAGAAGGTGTGCGGCACTGCCGTCCATGCACTCGACACACGGGACAGGGAGGGCTTTTCCAAAAGCACTTTCCGTCTGTACGGTGAGGGCATCCGGCTGACTGCCCGGCAAATCCTGCTGGATGCACACGCGGCGAACAACGTCAATTTCCAGACCGACTACGACAAGCGCGTTGAGAAGATCGGCGCAGTTGTGGACGGCTGCTCTCTGCTGCTGGAATACCTGACCATCTGCACGGAGGAAGGTATCATCAGTGCGAAGAAAGCCGGTATCTGGACAAAGAAGGTCACGGACGTAAAATACCCGGCGATGAAGTGGCTCACGTCGGAACGCGGACGTGCCGAAAAACTCCGGGCAGAAGCGGAACGGAAACGGCTGACCGAACAGGCTGCCGCCCTGAAAGCCGTCCTTTACCCGGAACCGTAAACGCACAGCGGGCAACCGCTTTGCATAAAGGGTGCGGTTTGTTTGTCTGACGCTGCCATTTGGTGGCTGCGCTCTCCGAACACCAACAATAACAACAACGTCTGGAACGTCAACACCGATGGCTCCAACAACAACAACTGGTACAACAACTCCTATGGTGTTCGCCCCGCTCTGATGGAACCGTGTGACGAGTAGGCATAAGCTGAAAGCAGTGCGCCCATCAAAGGAAACCGCATCCTGTCGCTTGCCGATGCAGGCAAGTGATAAATACATCCCGCTGAGGTGGGCCATCCCTGCCGGATGCAGCCCACTACCGTAACGCGAACCAGCGGAGGGTCGTTTTGACATACGAAGAACTGTGCAGCTTTGAGGTACTTTACAAAGCCTACCTTGAAGCCCGGAAGGGAAAGCGCAGTAAAAGCAAAACAATCGAGTACGAGGCGCAGGCGCTGGCCTGCACGGAAAAGCTCTCCCGTAAGCTGGCTGTCTGCAATGTGCGGCAGCCAGACGGGAGCATTCGGCAGCAGATACGCTATGTGCCAAGTAAGTTTGAGGTCTTTGCCGTCTACGAGCCGAAGCGCCGCATGGTACACGCCCCCGCATTTGTGGACAAGGTGGTGCTGCACGCTCTGGTCGATAACATCCTGTATGATGCCCTGACAAAGAGCTTTATCCGGGACAGCCACGCCAGCCAGACCGGAAAAGGCACAGACGACGGCCTGATGCGCCTGAAAACCCACATGGTGGACTATTACCGCCGTGAGGGCCACGGCGCGGACGGCTGGGTGCTGAAAGGCGACGTGCGGCATTTCTTCGCCAGCATCGACCACCGGAAGCTAAAACGCAAGCTCAAAGCCGTGCTGGACAAGCGCGGCGTTGACCCGCGTGTCTATGAGCTGCTTTGCATCTACATCGACGTGATGGAGGACGGCTTGCCGCTGGGCTACCAGACGAGCCAGCTTTTCGCCCTCATGTTTTTGGACGAGTTCGACCACATCATCAAAGAAAAGTACCGCATCAAATACTATGGCCGATACATGGATGATTTCTACATCATCTGTTCGGACAAGAAGAAATTGCAGTGCATTCTCCGGGATGTTCGGGCGCTCATGGACAGTTACGGCCTTGAGCTGAACCAGAAAACCGCCATTTTCCCGCTGCGGAACGGTATTGATTTTCTGGGATTCCATAGCTACCTGACCGACACCGGCGCGGTCATCCAAAAGCTGCGCCGGGATAGCTCCAAGCGGATGAAGAACAAGATCAGATATTGGGAGACGGCATACCCCGCAGGCGAAGTGACCAAGCAGGAAATCCTGCGGAGCTTTGATGCGTGGGATGCCCATGCCGCCCATGGTGATACTTACTCTTTACGCCGCAAGTACGCTGACCGGCTCGAAAAATTGCTTGACTGTAAAATCCCTATCCATCGAAAAATCAACTCGAACAAACTCGCGCGTGACAGACGGCGGGCGAGGCAATGCCGCTGCATCTACAAGAAGCAGCACAAAGCCCTGTCCCTCTCTGTATCGCAGAACACGCGGCCCGCGGAGATCATGCCGTGGGCCTGAACGAAAACAAGGAGGTAACAATGGCAAACGTAAAACTGGGCACGAAAGCCGTTGGCAGCATTGTCAAAATCAAAGTCAACGGCGCGTCCAAAGATTTTATTGTTGTGCAGCAGGGCAACCCGAACACCAGCACCTACGATTCGAGTTGCAATGGAACGTGGCTGCTGATGAAGGACATCTACACCACGTCCACGTTCGGCAACAATAACTCCTACAAGGATTCCAGCATCCACACATACCTGAACGGAACGTTCTACAACCTCATCGACAGCAACATCCGGGCGGCTATTAAGCAGGTGAAAATCCCGTACCAGAACGGCACTGGTTCCGGCGGCAGCCTTGCCACCGGCTCCAACGGCCTGAGCACCAAAGTGTTCCTGCTGTCTGGTTATGAGGTTGGTTGGACGACCAGCGACAACGGCTATTTCCCGAAGGACGGTGTGAGGCTGGCATACTTTGGCAACAGCTCCAGCGGTAACAGCAAGCGTATTGCATACAATGGCAGCTCCGCTGCCATTTGGTGGCTGCGCTCTCCGGGCACCAACGGTAGCGTCAACGTCTGGTACGTCAGCACCGGTGGCTCCAACGACAGCAACTGGTGCGGCGGCTCCTGTGGTGTTCGCCCCGCTTTCATTCTTCCCTCTACACTCGTGGTCTCTGACGATGGCACGGTCAGTGTCAACACTGCACCTACCGTCAGCACGGACGGCGCAGCTCTGGGGCGGAAGAACGCGGCCTTTGCGTGGAAGTACACCGTCAGGGATGCCGACGGCGACACCTTGACCGTCACTGAAAAGCTGGACGGCAAGACCACCAAGACCCGCACCGGCGTTGCCAGCGGCACGGCCCTGACCTTTGAGCAGACGGCCAGCGCTGCCGGATTCCAGAAAATCCTGAACGGCAACCACGCCATCACCGTTGAGGTGAGCGACGGCAAGGAAACCGTCAGCACGTCCGCGACCTTTACCAAGGCCGTCCACGCCGCAAGCGTGACGCTGGCTGAACCGTTGGCCGTTGAGGGCGACATTACCGTTGCCGTGCTTCAGGTGACCGGCTCCATCCCCGATGATGCGAAGTTCAAAGCCGAAGTGACCAACAACGCACTCGACAGCTCCCCGGTCTGGCAGGATGCCACGACCGAGGTAAAAAAAGGCGTGAACATCGTCTTTGAGAATAAGACCGCCACCAACGGCGCGGCGTTTAACTTCCGCGTCAGCGTGGAGCGCGGCGAATCCGGCACCGGCGGCTATATCGAGGCCGTCTCCGGCGCTTTCCAGTAAGGAGGACAGTATGGCTATTGAATGGAAGAAAAACGATCTGCTCACGCGGGCACAGAAGGAAGCCAAGGCCAAGGAGCAGGCCGAGAAAGACCGCCTGCCTGACCGCGTGGCCGAGGTCGAGGACGCAATGTGCGAGCAGGACGCGGCCAACGAGAAACGTTTGACCGACATCGAAACCGCGCTGTGTGAGCTGGACGCAGCGCTGAACAAGGAATAAGGAGGTATCACCATGAACATTATCTGGGCAAACCGCCTGATTGCAGGCACTAAGACTTGGGCAGAGATGCCCGCATCCCGCCGCGTTGGCGTGAAGAAAGTTCTGGCCGAGCGCGTAAACAAGGGCGAGATCACCGCCGAGGACTACAAGAACATCACGGGCGAAGACTATGCAGCATAAAAGCTGGCCCGATCTGTGCGAAAGCCTGCTGGACAGGCTGGAAGCCAAGGGCGAGAACACCACCACCGAACGGGCCGAGTTCGGTGTGTTGATGGTGGGATGCTGTATGAGGGGCTGCGGGGCAGACCTGCGGCCTGAATCCAAACAGAGGGGAGGTGATACGGAATGAGCCTGAAAGCCATCTTGGAAACGTGGGGGCCTGTCATCGTTACCCCTGCGCTTTTAGTCATTATGACCCTCATCGAGATCACCCCCATCAAAATCAACCCGTGGTCGGCCATCATCCGCTTTGTTGGTCGTCGCCTGAATGCCGATGTGACGGCCCGCCTTGACACGATGCAGCAGTGCCAGAACGAAACGCGGCAAAGACTGGACGAGCACATCAAAAAGGACGACGCTCAGACCGCCAGCCTTTGGAGAACGCAGATCCTCAGATTTAACGACGAACTGATTCATGACAGGCGGCACACCAAAGAACACTTTGATGAAGTGCTTGACACCATCAAGGACTATGAAGATTTTTGCCATGCGCACGACGACTTTCCCAACGGCAAGTGTGTCCATGCCATCGACAACATCAACCGCGTTTACGACGAGCTTTTGGAAAGTCACGATTTTCTGTGAACAATCGTCTAACCTCTGCCGCATTTTAGACGAAACCGCAAACTATTAGACGAAAGGAGCTAAAAAATGATTTACAGATACCTGGACGCCAGCCGGTGGCAGGGGGCCATCGACTGGGACGCCGTGAAGCGTAGCGGGAAGGTTGACGGTGCGATCCTGAAAACCGTTTCCACCAATAAGAACTTCGGCGGTGTCTACATTGACCCCCAGTTTGAGCGCAACTATGCAGAGTGCGTCCGCTTGGGTATCCCGGTTGGCGCCTACTATTACACCTACGCCCAGAACGAGGCCGCCCGGGCCGTTGAGCTGGCAAAGGTGAAGCAGGCGTTGAAGGGAAAAACCTTCCAGCTGCCTGTCGCGGTGGACGTGGAGGACAACAAGCTGAAACCCATCCCCGCCAAGGAACTGTCTGCCCTGGTGGCGGGCGCAGCCAAGCGGATCGAGGCCTGGGGCCTTTACGCCATGGTCTACACCTATACCAGCTACGCAAACACGGAGCTTGACATGGACGCCCTGAAAGCCTTTGACCTGTGGATCGCAGACTACCGCGGCAAGCGCCCCGCCCGCAAGCATGGAATCTGGCAGTATACCAGCGAGGGCACCATCCCCGGCATTACCGGCAACGTGGACCTGAACCACGCCTATAAGAACTACCCGGCCATCATCCAGAGGACCGGGCTTTCTGTTATCCGCTAAATTTGAAAGGAGTACACCATGAAAGAGATTTTGACCCAGCTTCTTTTCGCCGCCCTGACCATCTGCTCCCCCCTTGTGACCGCTTACATCCACAAGGCCGCTGCTGCCATTGACGCCTCCACGGCCGAGAAGGTGAAGAACGAAACCATCCAGCGCGTATGCCGCGAGATCACCGACGCCGTGGCAAACGCTGTGGCAGCCATGAACCAGACCTATGTAAACGACCTGAAAGCGTCCGGCTCTTTCGACAAAGACGCCCAGGCCAAGGCTCTGAACGGCGCCATTTCCGCAGCAATTAAGAGTTTGAGCAAGGACGCGCTGGACTACATCAAGGAAATTTCCGGCGACGATACCGTGGGTTATCTGACTACCCGCATCCAGGCCCAGATTGACCTTAACAAGGCGGCCAAGGCTGCGCAGCAGTAATACCCGCATGAACCACACCTAAAAGCACACGAAAGCCCCACTTCTGGCAGTACGCTGGAAGTGGGGCTTTTTCTTTTTGCCTAAAAATAATCTAAAAGCGCAAAATTCCCTCTTGACTTATAAACCGATGCGGTTTATAATAAAGGCGTAGAGAACAGCAACACACAACAACAGGAGGGCAAAACCATGAACGCACTTTCCATTAACATTCCGGCCAACTTCATTGCAAGCTGCGAAAGCACCTTGAAGCGGTACAACGCAGCCAAGACCGACGCAGAGCGCCGGGCCGTTCTGGACCGCCAGACGGTGCAGGGCCTTTGGTGGGCGATTGGCTTTGTCAGCAAGATTCCTGCCGCTTGCATGAGCGAAAAGGAACTGAACCACGCAATCCGGCTCACCCGTTTCCGCGGGGCTGTGTGCCCGGTATTCCAGGCATGAGAGGGGAGGACACAACCATGATGCTGAACATGACAGAGGCCGATTATGAGAGCTGGCGCGATGACCTCCGCTGCGGCGGCCGGGAGGAATACGACAACCAATACACAGCGGCTTCCCTCTATGCGGGAGGCTGGCGGGCAGATGCCCTTCCCGACCTGATCGAACAGTTCAACCTGACCGGCGACGAGGCCGAAAGGATTTACAATGAGCTGCTCGAAATCGAGCAGAAGACCAAAGGCAAGGAGGAATAAGCCATGAAAACCAGTACCTTCAACCGCATTTTTGAGAATGCCCGTTCCGTGAACATCCAGAGCAACGAGTGGTTCAATTATGCAGGGTTCTTCTGGATGCAGTGCACCGAAAAGCAGCTGGCAAAAATGCGGATGCTGCTTAAAGCGCAGGGCTGCAAGACGACCGTGAAGAACGGCGAAGAATGGTACATCCTGAACAGCGGGACGCTGATTAAGGTACACTAAGGAGGTCGGCACGATGATCTACACCATGGAAAGGCGGCACTACTTCGGCAGCGGCTCGATGGAATCACGTTGGGAAGTGCACGAGTATTCGCACCGATGTCAGAGCGGCGACCTCCCGGAAGGCAAGCTGGTTTACAGCTGCAAGGCAAAGAAAGAGGCTTCCGCATATTGTAAGGCCAACGGCATTGAGCCGCAGCCGCGATTTATTGCACCAGAGGAGGACTGACCCATGAAGAACGTTATTTTTACCTACGACACCATCCAGAACGGCGAGCGCGGCGAGGCCTGCGCAACAATCTTGGTAGATGATGCCCAGGCCTGGGCACTTCAAGCCGCTTTCAGCGGCAAGGACCACACCAAGGCCGGTTATTTCCTGCGAGAACGCGGAATCGGCTTTTGTTGGAGCTGCGAGCACCTCCGCGGCCGTGGGTATGTTGAGAACAGCATCAAGAGCGTGAAAGTTGAGGAGGCGTAAACGATGAAGCGTTACCAGATTGTTTATAGCAAAGGCGGCTTCCCGCTCCACATTTGGAGATCCACCGAAGAAGAGGCCCGCGGCGTTGCTACCGGCTTCCGCGCGGCTGGTTATTCCGTAGACGTGTGGGAGCACACGGAGGAGGGCGCACGAAAAACCGACATTTAACCCGCCTGATGATGGCCCGAGGAAAAGGTCGAAACCACCCGGCAGCCAGCCGGGCAAGGTCGCGGGAACCATACCGCAGAGAGGAGCGCAGAGCATGGACAAGATTAAATTTTTCAACCAGCAGTTGAACGGCCAGATCGTTATGTCGGAACTTGAAGCGGAGCACCTGGCCGATTCAATCCGGCTGCTTTCTGCTGGCGAGGACCCGACGACCTGGGCCGAAGAGGTGGCCGTTCACGCTGCCACGCTGGCCCAGGTGACAGCCAGCCTCACCGCGCTGCGGAAGGTGGCGCACGATTCGGAAATTTTGATGGAGCGGGAGGAAAAGGCATGAGCGAAAAAACGATTTACAAGACCCTGGCGCCTTTCTTCGATGCCGTGGACGGCACCGAAGAAAAGGCCTTGAAGTTCACGGCCCCGGGCTATATGGATCTGTGCATCGAGGCCCTGGGCTACAATGACCACGAGGGCCGCCCGGTGTATTCCGTGGCCCACTATGGGGAGCAGAACGGCGACCTTATGCGGGACCCGGATGTGACCATGGGCGTTGACCGGGAAGCCGGTACCGTGGAGCCGCTTACATACCAGAACGACTACATCGGCCGCTATTGGGAAGTTTACAAAGACTATGTGGACGGGAAGCCAACAAAATACTACCCGGCCATGAAAAAAGACCTTGCCGCCATGGTGACGGCCTGGGCGAAGAACATAAAGGCCCAGGGTTTCGACCCTGCGGTCCATGCGTAAGGAGGAACAAAAATGAAGAAGATCAACGAAAAGCAGCTTGACCGAATCCGTGGTGCCTTGTACGGCGTGGCCGTAGGCGATGCCCTGGGCGGCCCCCTGGAATTTATGAGCGACTGGCAGATTTGCAACACATACGGCCGTGTTACCGACATGATCGGCGGCGGCTGGCTGAACTTGAAGCCTGGCGAAGTGACAGACGACACACAAATGACCCTTTGCGTTGCCCGCGGCATCCTGGATGCCCTGGAAGGGGACAACGGCCTGGATCTGGTCGCTTCTGTGGGACAGCAGTTTATTGCATGGGCTGACAGCAAGCCAAAGGACATTGGCGGCGCCTGCTCCCATAGCATTGCCGTTGCAAAGCTGCGGGGCCGTTTTCGCTTGCAGGGCATTCCTACGGCTACGGACTGGGAAGAAGCAGCGCGGCAGACCCGGCGGGATGGCGGCCGCCCTGTGGAGGGCAACGGCGCTCTGATGCGCACCGTATACCCTGGCCTTTATTGCAGCACGAAGGGCGGCGCAGAAATACAGGCCCGGGCATTTGCGGAAATGACCCACCGCGGCGACAAGTCCACAGAGGCTTGCATTCTGTACACGAGAATGGTATATTTACTTACAGAAGCGGTTAATAAGTACCAGGACGGCAACGTGGCCGACTTCCTGCACGAGTGCTTAAAGGGCACGTTCTACGACGCGTCCGTGGAGAAGCCCGCGACGTATGCAGCGGGCGGCTATGTGGTGGACAGTATGTGCACCGCCGTGAGCTGCCTTGCACACGCCCAGACCTTCGAGGAAGCCGTCTGCGCGGCCGCAAACCTGGGCGGCGATGCCGACACCAATGCGGCTATTACCGGCGGCCTGGCGGGCGCCTGGTTTGGCTTCTCGGCCATTCCGGCGCGCTGGGTGGATGCCTTGGCCCCTGGGCTGCGGCAAGATCTTGATATTCTGGCCGCAGCGGCAGAGAGCCACCGCAGCAAGTAACAGGAGGGAATAAAATGCCATACGGAAGGCCTATGAAGGGAGCCAGCCGGAGGGTGCCGACCACGGTACACCTTCCCACCGGCACCCTGGACATTATCGACAACTACATTGACGACCGCGAAAAGAACGTTGAAAGCGGCCGCATGAGCCGCAGCGACTTTATCAACGAGGCCGTGAACCGCTACCTTGTGGAGCTGGGTTTGGTGGAGCCAGAAAGTAACACCGAAGTAACACCTAAGTAACAAGAGCACCCAGAAGCCAACGGGAACCAAGGAAATGCAGGAAATATAGGCACTGGAAAGAATAGAAAACAGCCTATAATAACAGAAGATAACTAACCACCATAGAGCTCGAGTAATCTGCAAACCCTGAAAAGTATTGATGCAATGCAATATTTTGAGAGCCAAAAGACTCTGTGATACTGCTTTGATACTATCAGGCGATTATTCATAAAGAGAGACATGAGAATGCCCTCTGAGAAACGGTAAGTTTTTCAGAGGGCATTTTTGTGTC